TAGAGCTTTCCGTCCTGTCCGGCGCGCTTGACGATGGTGACCAGCGCGTCCTGGTCGATGCCTGACTTCATCGCCTCATGTCCTGTGTGCAAGACGAGGGGCAAAGAATCTTACAGAGGTCCATGGAAAGTTAAGGACGAGAAAGACGAAACCAAGATCAAGGTCAAGCATTGGAACGTACACGAAATCGAATTGCTGCATGATCTTTACACAGAAGACGTGCATTACATTTGGCGTATCCCTGAAGACTATAGGCGCCAGATCAGACAGGGTAATCTGTTTCACCTAGAACGCGTGGACATGGAAGTGTTGAAAGCCGTTCAGCACAATCAAGTATTCCGTTTCCACCCTGATTCTATTTATCACATGAAGGAACCTACGCTTTCGGGCATGATCAATCGTGGTTGGGGTATTCCGAGGTTGTTGTCCAACTTCAGGCAGATCTGGTACGTACAGGTTTTGCACAGATTTAACGAAGCTATCGCACTTGATTACGTCATTCCTTTTAGGATCATCACACCACAGCCACGACAAGGCGCAGGTGGTCCTTCGGGTGGTGCGAGCGATCCCCTGATGATGTATGACGGGGGTGACTTCCGTAATCAAGCTTTGCAAATGATTCGACGTAGGCGTAGAGACCCCGCCTCAATTCAAGTTTTCCCGTTCCCCGTTAATTTCCAGATGTTTGGTGCCGATGCCAAGCAACTGGCTCCGACAGATCTTATTGCTCAAGGCTATGAACGCCTTTTGAATGACTGCGGTACGCCCGTGGAATTGTACAACGGTAGCCTCCAACTTCAGACCGCTCCTGTGGCTCTAAGGTTGTTTGAAGCTACGCACCATCCGTTGGTTAATGATGCCAATAGATTTTTGCGCTGGTTGACTTCAGAGATCAGCCGTATTCGCTCGTGGGAAACCGTCAAGACGTCCCTCAAGAGGATCACGATTGCGGACAACCTCGAAAAGCAAATGATGGCTGCGCAGATGATGATGTCTCAGCAGCTGTCGGGTTCCACTGTGCTGCGCGACATGGGTTACGACTGGCGCCAAGAGCAGAAGCAGATTTCGGAAGAAGCACGGTTCCAGTCCGAAACGCAATCTCGGATGCAGGAAGAAATGGAACAGCAGGGATTTGCGCAGCAGATCGCCAAAGGTCAGACAGGCGATCCAGCCGCAGGTGGTGCTGCTCCTCCCGGCGGCGGTGCTCCTCCTCAAGGTGGCGCAGCTCCTCCCGCTGGTGATCCTTCACAAGGTGGTATGCCTCAAGGACCTGTCACGCAGTATCTGGCGGCAACAGGACCTAACGTTCAGCAGACACCTCAGGATATGATGGCAGCTGCGGACAGTATTGCGCAGCAGTTGCTTGGTATCCCTGAAGGTGTTAAGGATTCGGAACTGCGTAAGTTGAAGCAGGCCAATCCTACGATGCATGCGCTGGTTAAAGAGCGCATGACGCAGCTGCG